GACACCAAGTTAGATTTAATAGCTCTTGTTGTCAGTGAAACAAAACGTCCGGTTGCATTCGAGATGTTACCAGAAAGTGTATCCGCCACACTGAAAGTGCCCTTGATATTGGCTACATATAAAGCATAGGTATTAGTCTCTGCATTATATTCTTTGCCGATAACAACTGCTGTAGCGTTTGAAATACTACCACGAATAACGTCACCACGATTTAGGCATACCTGAATATCATTATTCACCTTGCGTTCAACGTTATCGATAAGACCACCAACATTAGTAGAATCATCAAATTCCCCAGTGATTGGGGTATAAACCAATCTGGATGCTGGAGTGCAGTAATCTTGGACATTAATACTATCAAAGTATGGGAAGAATCTGGTATTAGGCTTTAGACCTTTAACCTGAATAAGAATATTTCTTGATCTGATATATGGGATTACCGCTGTTGATAGTACGCGATCCGCAACAACTTGTCGATCAATCTTCGTTACCAGTGAGGTGCGAACACCAGTTCTTTGCTGACCAACTTGAGTTGCCGTTGTTCGCACTGTGACTTGTCTAGCCGGTGCGCCAGCACCAGCACCAGCGCCAAATCTAGCCTGTAATTCATTAAAAGACAATTGAACAGCACCCTGATTTAAAGCTCTAACGTTTGCCCACACACCATTGCCCCAGCGAGGGTTGGCGGCAGTATAAGTGACATTAGCTGTAACGGACACACCAGTCCATTGTGTTTGCCAAGCATTCCATACGGTACCAAGAACGCCAGCTTTTTCTGCCAATGTTTTAACTGTATTGAAATTACCTTCAACCTGATTGACTATATCTGGTCTACGCTCAACTTCAAACCAATCATCTGAAGATGGATTGATTACAACATTACCTAGGAACGTAAAGATGGCAAATGGATTGATATTTTCCAGCCTAGACGCATATTCTTGTTTAATCAAAGGAATCTCATCAATGACTGGTAAAGTAATTACATCACCATATAGTTTGTAATTACTAGCAACTCTCTGGCTATTATTGGTGGCCCTCTCCATCAAGTTAACGTTGTTCATACTAAAGAATGGTCGAAGCTCGCCCCGCTCCATATCAATGGCACATAGATAATCAGGAGAATTCACATCGCCTGTATTATGACCAGTAAAGCCATCAACAATAAATCCATTCTTAAAGCGATTTAGACCATCAGAGTCAATAATATCAAGAGATTCAGTCTGCTGTTCAAGCAAAGATAAAGAAGTATAATACTCAAGATTATCGATACGCTTTTCTAGTTTGCCAATATCCCGCATCGTATAGCGTTTATTATCATATGTGTTAACTAAAACACTATTACTAGATGTGCCAAATGTATATGGTTCTAAAGTTAGATCATATAGAATCATACCCATTGAAGGATCTGGAGCGTCGCCCGGTGTTACGGATGGTACACCATCAATCGTAAAGAACTTACCATTAAAATCAATGGCAATCTTAGTCTTTCTGGCTAAATGATATGTAAAGTCTGCACGAATGTCTGCGCTGCGTTTTGGAATAAGACTAATACTAGCCCCGGTATCGGTGAATCCAATACCATTATCAGAAATGCGCGGTCTAAAATCAATACAATCACTAAGTGGCACACCATTATAGAATGGAATACCAGAATATGNGATATTACTGGTATTAGAGGTTTGAGTTGAATAATCACCATATGAATTTACTGTAAAATAATCACCTTCACTATGACTGAAATATTCAAACTGAATCTGGATCGGTGCAATGGGTGGTGTATATGAAGACTTTAGCTTGATTCTACCAACATCATAATGAGTATCACGCTGGCCGTTATCGAAGTCATATCGATCTGTAATATCAATAGAGTAGTCGCCAGGATTTGCAAATGTACCCGTGGCCATCTTTACTGAAACCAAACGATAGCAATCAGCTTTCCTTAGTGAAATTTCAGTAGCTGTTGCTTGCTCAATGGTNGTTNTATTGATAACAGTCCCAGTGCCACCAACTGTNACCAAAGTCTTTGATTTTTCGGTTAGAATAGAACCACTTTTATTCACAGCNGCAATCACAACCATTGGTTGAAGTGAATAGATTGCATCTATTCTAAAGGTTNCGGTCTGNCCACTCACTGTAATGTTNGCCGATGGTACATTCACAATAGTTCCGCCAGTACTTGAATTATTGTGAANAACGATGTAATTATCAAGATCTGCTGCAGAAGCGAATGTACCAGAGGTNGTTGAAATTGTTAGAGTGCATAGTCCACCACCAGCAGCTGCCGATGTATTACCNGTAAATCNCTGATAAACAGTATATGTTGTATCATTGGTATTAAATGCACTCCGAACACTTTTAATTGCATAATATGGTAGCTGATAGATTAGTGCTAGATTATTAGGCTCTTCAATGTTAGTGGTAACATATGATACAGATTNGCCTGATACGCTTGCATTAGAGTCAATTGTTAGGNGATTTTGNGATTCGATAGATACTACTCTTCTGGTTGTACTACCGAATGAAATATAATCACCCACTTTCAGAGTAGTCTGAAATGATGTTCCCGAGCCAATAACAGCAGTCGAATTGGATACAGAAACTGATCCAATCATTNGTACTAGGATAGGTGATACATTGGCAGAGAATGATAATCTAGCATTACCACTGACATCGAAATGGAAAGATTTCACATCACGATTAAAATCAATGCCTGGGTTCANCTTGATATCAAATAGCCCAAGTTTATATCTAGCAGATGATGTACCAATTGTACCATCATGCCATTCAATGAATCTAACACGAGCTCGACCAATAAGTTGCTGCACTCCAGGGGTTGTACCAGGTGTAGTAACAAATCTATTGTATAGATCAATAAGTCCAAATGAGTTTATTGGTGGTAGATTATTAACACCAGTAACTAGAACATAGTTTCCAACAGTGGCCGGAATGATTGCGTTATCTACCTGAACGGTATTTCTAGACTTGTTAACCGATACATATTCGGTTGAGATTTTTTCAATCTCATAGCCTTCCACATAAGCTTTGCCAGGTTCTAGACCAATAGCCAACTTAGATTCATCACCACCATTTTCTGGTGTATAGATACCTCGATTATAAAATGGTTGCTGATTATATTCCCATTGAACACCGGTATTACCAATACCATCATACGCAGTACCAAATGTATGGATGGGTGTAATTGAACCAGAGATACCATTTCGCTTAGCAACGTATGTTATACCATTAGCTAAAACAACATCACCAATTAGATAATTCTTATTTGAAGCCCAATCACCCCGATCATTACTACGATGCTCACGAACATCGATATTGAACGGTCTGACTGTATAATTACCAGATTCGTCATATGTCCGACGGGCTAGGGTCTTCTCAATTTCAGAATATTCAGTGGTATTTACATGGCGCTTGATTGAGCCGTTTTCAACACGAAGCAGCTCAATAAAATTTTCATCATCTTCTGAATTAATATCTTTCTTGATCAGTGTTAGATCGATATAGTATCGATGGGCTCCTGGTGCAGCATAGTTGTAACTACCTAGTGCATTATCCAGTAAACGCTCATCCTCTTCTGGGGTGATCTCTTTTTCAGACACTTCAAGACCAACCCGATAAGTTGGTACACTGTTATATTTTTCTAGAGCAATTGTCTGAGCATCGACTAAAACAAAATAACCTTTGACGTAATATACACCCCGTTCAATTGACGCAATTGAACTAACGCCGGTTGCAGAACTGATTGCAGCCTGTACTTGATTTACCGAGTTGATTGTCAGAATTTCATTATCAGCAAACACTTTGGTTTCATTGTTATCGCCGGAATTTGTATAACGAATGAATAAAGTGGCTGGATCAGATTCTTCAGCATTAACAGCAAAGATAATTTGAGCTGATAGCCCACTAGAACCAACAACTGTCAATCCGATTGTTGATTTAAGATCAATCGCGGTTTGTTGAAGTTTAACGTATGATACGCTGGTATCAATGGACATTTGCCCAGGAATAACCATCGAACCATCTTTGAAAACATGGTCACCATGACTCTTAATCTGATTCTGAATACTAGTCTGAAGTTGAGTTAATTCTCTAGCCTGAACAGCAAACCCTGGTCTAAACAGAATCTTATAAAACTTGTTGTTTTCATCAAAATCATCAAAGTATGGCGCTGTATTGTATGTTTTCATAACTATTTCCTATGAACCTCTATAATCGAGATGATCAAAACCTTAAATATGTTCTAATAGCAACAGACTGAGTATCTGTAATTGTAAATGGTGACTTATTAGAAACATATAATAAATTACCAGAATATTTATCAACTGTTGGGGCAGATTCAACACTTAGAATTTCAAACTGATTAGAAATATCATTTTCTATATAGAATGATCCCGCTGGTTGTTGATAGATTGATCCAATTTGAGCTAAAGTGATAGTATTTGCATCAATTGTAATAACTCTATATTTACGTCTATTGCAAACAACAGTCACATTTGGAATAAGACCAGCCGATGATCTGACAGCGATTTTAAAAAATACAAATGTTGATTGACCAGCAAAGCGTTTTCCGCTAAACAATGTTGATGGATTTTCAATCAAACCATACTGACGATATGTTTGATTAGATTCTATTAGCTCTGCATCACCTCTTAAAGTCGAAAATATGCATACAGTGTTAGCAAAAAGCTCTTTGGGTGCATCATACCCATGACCTTTATAAGGTGGTAAGACTGCATACGCCGAAGCATCTTCTAGCGTTGATGGTGATGGGCGTTGAGGGTCGGTAAAAGTCACTGTTGCAAATGTATACCCCTCTCCATAACTATTCATGAAGATTCTTTCGATAGAACCATCTATAGTTACTAGAGCAGTCGCTGTANNCCCAATACCATCACCAGTAATAATAACATTAGTGTTGGTATATTCTGCNNCTCCATCGAGTATCTAGAACAGTCTAGTTAACTTTTACCATTCTTAGTATGATAGGAACAAGATCTGCGGCATAACCAGTTGACGATTCAATGTCAATAACGGCGTTTGTATAACCAGATCCGGCATTATCTATTACAGCATCAACAATTCTACCATTTGATACTCTTGCATGAACTTTAGCATCAACACCATCGCCAAGGATATTCAACCTAACATAAGAATAACCTTCACCGCCATTTTCAACTTCAATTGAATAGATTGCACCATCAACGGTAGTCTGTTCTATAATTGATTGAGTTGTGCTTATTTCAGAGCCAGTTAAAATTGGTGTCAATATTGCGCCAGATCCCTGACCTACAACATATAATTTTGCATATGTATAATTTACACCAGGACTCTCAACATATACACTCGAAATAATGCCATTGGAAATGATGGGTGAAAATATGGCACCAGCGCCATCACCTTCAACAGTGATAGAAGTGGCTGCATCAGATGGATAGCCGATACCTGGATCGTCGATGATCACATGTTCAATAGAACCATTAAACACTCTGGCCCTAATGATAGCAGAATCATTACCGAATCTACCAGTACCAGAATTGCCAAACTGCTTAACCTGTAATCTAACATCTGCGTTATAACCGATACCAGGGTTATTGATTACAACATCGATGATTGACCCAGTCGTCTTAGAAACAACTGGGGTTAAAACGGCCCCACCAACAGTGATTGATACACTATCACCAACTTTGTAATTAAATCCAGACTTAATTATATCAAATCCAACTAATTCGCCCTGAGTTGAGTTAATAGTTTTTATATCTGCCCCCTGACCAAACTGCGAGACAACTGTGGCAGACGATCCAGCTATATAACCAATACCAGGGTTAATGACTTGAAGACTTGTAATTTCTCCGTCTTGGCCTATACTAGAGACTCTAGCAATAGCACCGACACCAGAGGTTGTTCCAATCACTTCTATTGATGTTAATGCAGTATCAATATAATTACTACCACCATTGTTAACAACAACCCTTTCAATAGATCCTTTATTATAAAAAGATTCAGTTAGGGCTTTTTGAACTGGTATAAATTCACTAGATACAAATTTCTGTCGTTTGAATGGTGCAACATTATACATGAATTTCCAAAGATAGCCATCGCTGGTTTTGAATGGAAATAATGATGTGCCGGATGGTTTTACAGTCGATGGTTCACCGGCATTATTATACAAGCATTTGTAGACATTAAATTCATCCGTTACGCAGTAAAACTGCCGATCGGTCATGTCTTTGGTTTGATCCCATTGATCAAAAACATACCCATCAATCCAATTGTATCTGGGAATAACTAATGTAGCATCAGTTTGGCCAATTTTTCCCATATAAAGAATATTATCTCTTACGGATATATCACCCTCACCAGATACAATAGGAACCGATGGTGGATTTGTGTCATCTGGCCAAGAGACAGTATTACCCAAAAAGTAATAGAGATACTTTTGTTGATAGAGCACACCCTCTTGAAAAGATGTGGCTAGATTGGTGTGAAAATCTGTTCTTAGTGATGACATAAAGTAACGCTCAGTTGATTGTGACGTTCCAGTTGATAGTCAGAATGTCATTTGGACCTTTTGTNATTGTTGCAAATGTGGTACGACATAGCATAGTGCCTGAGCCAACTGTAGCACTATTAAAGATGCCAGCCTCTTGAACTGAGGTGATAGTTGATGTTGGCGTATTTTCACCAAATGTGCAGCTATAAGTGATAACATTACCAGATCTAGTGGGTGCTGGTGATAATGGTTGTCGAGTACCCCATTGAGCACCAAGTGCAGTATTAACAGCTGCCAGACCAGTGCCATCTGTACCTAGCCCCATATGAGACATAACTGCATAAGTTGCACCAGGATTTGAATTGATCATTCTTTCCGAAATTAGGGTTTTGCCAACTGTAACAACTAGATTTGGAATAGACCGTTGATCTTTAACATTCCCATCTTTATCGGTGAGAATAATATCTAGATGGCCAGTAACTTTGATT